GAAGTATTCCTTAACAGGCTTCTTGAACTCGTAAATCTTGTTTACAAAGTTTTTTACTTCCTTGTCGGATACTGAGTTATTCTCCATCAAAAGATCAAGGTTACCCTCGACAATCGTTGTGAGTTGCTTTTTAGTAGCCATAGCGAAGTAAGGAATGTCAGTTATGATTTCAGCAACCAATTCCATTACGCTACCGTCAGATTCATAGATGTAAGATGGGAGTTTCTGAATCTTCTCATTCGTAATCCAAACCGTATCAAGATTTGTCTTGCTCTCAACTAGTTCCTTAGCAATCAATTCTTGCTTGCAAAGGTGATTATATAGTGAGTGAGAGATAGTGTTTGGGATTGAATAATCAGAACTCTCTGACAGTTGCTCCAAAGTTAGTCTTGGAAGATCAAATGACTTGGATATAACTGACGCTAATTTAATTGTATTTCTTATCTCTGGGGACAAGGCATACTCTTGATTAGACTCTAACAACTTTACAATTTGATCCTTTGCTTCAACTAATCTTTGGAACTCAGGAGTTCTAAGAATGTTGAATGACTCATCAAATCTAGCCGCCTTCTCTTCAAGCCTAGATTTAACTTTATCAAATTTAAGTTTGCTTTCCCAAAGATTGAGTATGCCGTCAAAAGTATTCTTCGCCTGTGACAGATCGTTTTCTAATATATCTGCTAAAAGGTTAGATATCTTTTTATCAGTTAACATAGAGCAAGCTTTCTTATCTTCGAAAATCTTGCTGTTTTGTATTTGAATGTCACTTAATTTTAATGAGCCGTTGGTGTAGGATGCTCTGACAACATGCCCAGACTCAGTTAAATAAGTAACAAGATTATCTTCTACAGATAAAATCTCTACGTTTTCTCTTAGAGATCTTCCAAGATAATCACCTAATTTAATTAGGTTGAGGAAAGTTTTATTACGAGACTCAAAAATATTCGTTAACATAAGATAACCTTACTACAGAGTATTTAGGTATTTTTAATATTTAAATTTTATTTAATCACTTATCTCTAGACATTTCTTCAATAATTTTAATTGCGTCTAGACTTAATCCTTCCTGGATCATTAGTTCTTTTAACTCTTTATAGTTAATAGATTCCATCGGGGCTTCTGTTGGTGGAGCGTTCTCGGCTCCCTCCTGCCCGCCTGCTTCCATGGGTCCTGGGCCAGCCATAGGGGCTCCTCCTGGCATTGGGGCTCCTGGCATACCTCCCATCATTCCGGCTTGTCCTGGGGGCATTCCAGCCGCTATAGCACCCATTATCGGGTCTTGTGCTTGCTCTTCCAACTTAGACTTAATCTCGTCGATCTCCTGCTCGCTAAGTTGATAGTATTGCTTGTAAATATATTCCATTGGGAAGATATTTAAACCTTTAACTGCTCCTACTAGTCTAGCTTTCTGCTCGTCAATATCTAATTGACGTTTAGCTGACATATCGGATGGCGATGGTAGATTTATCTTTAACTTAGACACAGACAAAGCTGGGAAACCTTTGACTAACAAGTGTCTCTTAGCAATAGTTTCCAATCCTATTTGAATACACTGCTGAACTCTTAATATTACTCTAGCAAACTTTACATCGAGTTGACTGAGGTTAGCTTTACGCTCTGGGCTTTGATCTTTTTCGACAATGTAATCCTTAGGAATCTTGAGTGTAGCTAATAACTTATCTCTAAAGTATTTAACGTCATCTACCTCCCCAAGATTCTCAGCACCCTTCAAAGTTTCTATCTTAGTGCCTGAACCCTTTCCGTTGACTGCTACGAAGAAATCCTCGTCTTGTGATAAAGGATTAAATCTAGCGTCGATCTCACCAGTAGCTCTGTTAAAATACTTTTCTTTCTTGAACTTGCTCTTCTGTTCTTCAAGATACATTTGAGCTTTGCTTGAAGGGAGATTTCCGGTATCAATATAGAATATTCTTCTCTCAGGTGCGCGAGCTAGTCTGTAAATCAACATAGCGTCTTCCATCATCTTGAGTGACTTGTATACAGACCTAGCTGAACCAGCAATTGATTTACCATAAGGGTAATAAGTTGGATCTGAGGTGAACAACCGGAAATGCACTATTTGATTCTTATCAAGTGGCATTATCGCTTTGCTGTTAGTGCCTGTTCCAGTTCTGCCCATCATCGTATGATCTTGCTGTAATGGGATCTCTTGAAGGAAGTCTGTTAGAACACCGTATTGGTTTTCAATTCTGTAAATGTAGTTTGGATCTAATATCTTTATCTTCTGAACTCCACGCTTGATGTTATCAATATCAACTACAATTTCTACAAAGCAATCACCATACTTAACAGTGTTTCTTGTGATATCCCAAATAAAAGCTCTCAAATTTAATTCTTCAAATAAACTTAAAACTTCATCCTTCATCAATTGGTCTTCGGTGTCTACCTGCCATTTAGTTCCGTCTAAGTTATCTTGAGTGGAATCATCTGCATAAATATCAAATGCAGCACCAACCTCTGGATAATCATCCATGTCTTCAAACTCTTGATAGCGTCTCTTTCTCTCAATCTCCTCTTCGTTGATTGGGACCATCTGAGTAAGTTTTGATGGACTTACGACACCCAGAGGAGTTGTTCTTAGTAGAGTATCACCCTGGAGTGGATGTGGTAGGGGATCAGTTACGCTTACCTGAGAAAGACCCTCAGCCGAAGCTAATGGGTCTTTTCTTCCACTTAGGAATTTAGCAAAGAACTTTCCGGTTCTGCCAACTGGATAATACCAGGATCCGAACCAGCTAGAGATGCTTCCTCTACCAGGATTAAATTGTGTGTAGCCTGCGCTTTCGTCTAACTTAGTAGCCATTTAATGTCTTCTTCTTCTATGTTTCCGTTAGGAGTTCTTATAATATATTTAGATCTACTTATGGGCATATTAAATTTATCATCGTTTGGACGGTGTTGGAGAATAGGAGTATTAGTTCTTATCTCGTTAAAACCGAATACTGCTAATGCTAATCCCATAACTAAATCATCATGACAGTTATTGTCTGCCTTATATCTACCCACCTCGTCGATAATAAATGTTAAAAGTTCGTCAATTGTTCGCTCAGAATTTAATTTAATTTTATTTAATCTTATTGCTTCGTCTAGGGCTACAAGCATTTGCCTACGGTTAGCGTCTGCCATCTGAACCCCAATCTCATGCTTATCATCTAGGAATAAGTTATCGTATTGCTCAACTTCTTTAAGTTGATATATTAAGTTATGCCCAATTAAGTTTCTTTCCGGTATAATGTAGGCAGTGTTATATTCTCTGCCAATCTGAGCTAACATGGCAGCAAATTCATTGATAGGAGTCTTATTAGATTTAAATTCCGCTACCTGCTCGCCTGAATACAAATCTATTACCTGAGCTACTGATGAGTCTAATCCTCGTCCGATGGAGGTGTCAACACCGATAACATAATCATGATGAGGATGAACATTCCCCCACACACGCATACGGTTATTATATCGAGTAGCAAATTCATGGTTTATCTGTTCCTTTAGTTGCTTTAAGATTTCGCCGTCAACAAAGGTATCACCAGTTCCCAAGAACTCAGCTTCATATTCCTGAAGCCATTCTTTGTAGCTGATAGCACCTCTAGTAGTAGATTCCCACTTGTCAATGTCGATTGGTGGATCTTGTTGAGCCAGCTTCTCATACATTTTCTCGTAACCTGGATGACGGTGGTATTGAGGGTGATCCTTCCAATTAATGTCAATAGCCTTAAACGAATTCTCCCCGTTACGAGCTTCATTATATTGACGATGGAACCAATTACCAATACCATTTACGGTTGACAGTGCAATAACTGAACCACCTGTAGAAATAATTGGAAATGCCGCAGCCCAAATCGTATCTATATTTTCAATGAACGCTGCTTCGTCTAGAATTAGTAACGAACCTGCAACAGATCGTCCTGATTGCTTAGATGAAGACTTAGACTTAATTTCAGAACCATTATTAAACTTAAGAGCGTGTGCTGAATCCTTAAGTAATGGTGGCTTCAACCAGTCGGGTAGCTCATCATAGGCAGTCTTCATCCTAGATAAAACTTCCATTGAAGCATCGTCATCTTTTGACAAAATAATAACTTTGTAATGTGAATTAAATATACACTTCCAAAGTGCGTAAGCAGCCACTAAAGTAGTGCATCCTGCCTGTCTAAACTTTCTAAGGATCGAGAATCTGTTAGTTTTAAATTCGTCGATAAGTTTACGTTGGAAAGGATACAGATCAAAGTTTATCATTCCAAAGATAGGGTGAACTACCTTGATGTGGTTAGAAATGAAGTAAACTGGATCTTCTTTGCACTTTCTGAACTCTTTTTCAAGTTTTGCCCTTGTTTTATCTTCGACCATCTATTATTCTCTGTATATGATATATTCTATTATATGTAGTCGTAAAGATAAGGAACCTATTAACTTTAATAATCTACTTAAGTATTTTAAGGATGCTAATATAGATTGTAGAGTAGCTTATGATCAGGAAGGTATCTTCCAAGGTTATTACAAGACAGTTAAGGAACTTAACGCTAAAGATGATGATATTATTATCTTATGTCATGACGATATTCAAATCTTTAGCGACAGGGATCAGTTTGTAGAAATTTTAACTGAGAGCCTAGTGCCCCAGGATGTAGGGTTTGTAGGCCCAGTTGGAACTACCCATCTGGGAACTAACGCTATGTGGTGGGATCCTCACCTACGCCAGCAGGGTTACCATCGCGGATTCGTCTTCCAAGGATCTAATATTAAGAAACTTAGTCCAAATTACTTCGGACCACATGGTAACGTCGTAGTCTTAGATGGTTTGTTTCTTGCAGCTAGAAAGAGCACTTTAGACTTAGTAGGATTAAACAAACCTGAAGCATTCCCGAACGGATGGGACTATTATGATCTTTTTTACACTTTAACGGCTTACGAAAGAGGGTTTACTAATCGCACCGTGCCTATAATACTAACTCACTACTCAGATGGAGTCATGCGACCCACCTGGGATGAGAATAGGAAAGAGTTTAGAAAAATGTTTAGATTACCAACGAGGTGTAGCTAATGGATCACGGATTTATAATTAGTTTTATTTTAGCCTGTTACGGTGGAGCTAACGGAATAGTTTATTCCAAGCTACTTGAGACTCCACGGGACTGGCTCTCAACTAAGTCTAGCTTCCTAGCTAAACTTTTGGGTTGTCCTCTCTGTGTAGGATTTTGGCTAGGAATCCTGTTTTCTCTTGCAGGATTCGGGCCTTTTGAGTATTACACTGTGGCCCAGTATGGTCCAGCCATGCTACTAGCCGATGGTTTTATTGGAAGTGCATCAGCGTGGTTAATTCACCTACTGATGTTCGATAAAATGGTTGGAAAGTAGTCAACACCCTGATGAACAGTGTGTTACAGGTCTAAGACCGAACTGTAGTTTAATTAGCATAGTTAATCCTCCTATAAATATTTAGACATGAAGACAATCTTTTGTGACGTAGATGGTGTAATTTTAAAGCAACCAGATTCTTTCTTGGATCTTTACAAGAAAGTAATTTTAAATCCCTATGGTGATGTTATCCCAGAATCCAGGGACAAGCTTTTTAAGTGGTATACGGAAGGCCACCGTATCGTCCTCACCACTGGTAGACCAGAACATGAACATGAGATCATGAGTAACTATTTAATGAACAACGGGGTTTACTTCCACAAGTTAATCATGGATTGTGGGTCTGGAGTGCGTTATCTTATTAATGACATCAACCCATTCAGCCCAACTGTGGAAAAGGCAGTGGGAATTAACGTAACTAGGAACAAGGGCTTAGGAGACACGGAGATCTGAAATGATAGAAGTTATTATCTCATCACTACTTACGGTAGCATTAATTTTAATCTACGACTACTTCCGAGTATATAAGATTACCGTGCGTATGGAAGAAGAAATCGAACGCTTGGAGCGCGATCTAAGCAGTATTCGGGTAGACATGATGAAGCACGTAGCTAACTTTAAATCAGAATTTAAGAAGATTCAACTATGACTAAAGTAAAAGAATACGTGGAAATTAACGGTAAGCGAATTGCCGTCTCCGCTCAAAACTTAATTAAAGCCTACGAAAAGATCGAAAAACTGGAGAAGGAGCTTGAACTTCTGGAGGAGCGGAACTATTATGTGGTTCTTCCCGATCAATCGGCTCTCTTCTTAAACTAACCATGAACGACGATAACTTGAACGATTACTCCGACAACGACTTTGAAGCTAACCAGGAATATAGTTTCGACCCACAAGACTTCCCTCAGATCATGTCGCGCCTGAGGAACGTCTCAGCCTTCTTCCAGACCCACACTGCTGAATACTTAGAGGAAGCCTTCAAGAAGTTTCAGAAGATAGGCTCGGATGGCAGATACGCCATGAGCATTAAGATCATCGAGAAGTTCTCAGATTACCTAGTCTCTGAGACTTTGAATGAATTAGTGCAGAAGGGTTTAGTAGACTACATGTGGTCAGACGAACACCAAGACTTTATCTTTTCAGCTAAGTGATGAAAAATACTACGCTTACATCTGAGCACCTGAAAATCTACAAGAGTTACATCCAGGTTGAAGATGACCCAAATTACAAGGGTCTAAAGAACATCAACTTAAAGCACAACGGAAAGCCTCTAGGCACCTTTGAGATTAATGTAGATGGAACTTGGAACTATTACTCTGATGGACTAGAAGGCGCATATCCCGAGTATATCCTTCTGGGAATTGGAGCTTCGCTGTTTGATCTTAATTGGAATCAGAATAATGAATCTAAACCAGGAGTTTAGTTGGTTGATTGCCATCACCTTGCTATTCGGATTCATCCTGTATGATTTCCTTTATGCAGTATATTACATCTTCGTTAGCAAACAGATGGCATTCATGGCAGCTAACACCGCTTGCGTCTTGTATTTGATCGGATCAGTGTCTACAATAGCATACCTCGGAAACCTTTACTACCTCATCCCCATCATCATCGGATCCTACATCGGAACTTACGTGGCAGTTAAATACTGCTCGGATTTAATTAAAGCCAAATGATCGACATTCTTACCTTCATCGGATTCCTTGCTTGGATAGCCCCTAAAGCCGAACTGTTTGCAAAAAGTTACAAAATGTATAA